TTGTAAAAATCAAAGCCTGCTTACTAGCATTAGCTTCCGCAATAGTATTCGTCCCCGCCATTGTAGTAATGACGGCAGGATATTTCGCCATGTATACCTCCTATATATGAATAAATTGGTGAACGGTAATTACGCCACCGACATAAAGCTGTTGCGTTTGTGGGCCTGTCGCGATTTTCAAGCTAGGTTCAGCTACGGCACTGCCTGCAGCTGTTGCAATACCCCCGACATACACACCGCCTGAATTAATAGCGTGCACGTATTCGATACCATCTAGCCAGGACCGCTTATTCTTGACAAATTCTAATATACGGAGCACGCGTTCTCTTATATTCGGTGTCATCATATAGCCGGACATCTGCAGCTTAAAATGATAAGGCTTGCCGCCCTCATAGCCCCAGTTCTCCACGACTTCACAGTCTGAATACAGTTCGCCGATGGCTTCTTCTACTAATCCAACGGTGCCCTTTCTTCGATGCCAAGCGATAGAACTCAAAATTAATTTAATCTTTTGTTCTCTAGCTACAGCTTCATCGTAGAAGTCAACGTGTAAATGCCAAGCTAATTCGTCAAGCATTGGCGTGCTTAACTCATTAAGATGCGACAAGATAGTTAGTCTATCCACGAACGGCATCAACGCCATAAGTCGCAACGTAACCACTTCAGCTAAGGCTTGAACATTAGCATCATTAGCAATCGAGCTCGGTAGCGTATCCTTTAATTTGAATTTGTAGAGATCATTCATGCTCTACACCTCCATATGTGATAGTCTTACCAGTACACTGCGCCAATTCCACTTGGTATCCATCTTCCTTCTTGCCGTCTTTTACAGCGGTAAATACAGGGGATGTTACGCTAACACGTTTAGCCCCGGCTTCCATTACACGGCGAATCAATTCAGATGGAATGATGTCGCGCCCTACTTTTCCGGATTGCCATGTTATGTAATCCGTAACAGCCGCATCCACGCGACTTTTAATCGTGTCAGCGTAATACGAATTATCCGAATCAATGTAGTACTGAATATCGATACTATAATTCTTAGCAATTGGCGCTTTTACAGACACATTATCGGTAAGTGGCCGCACCTTCTTATCGGTAAGCGTAGCTTCCACTAATTTAACAATTTCTTCCCCTGCAATTTCACCAGATACAAGACCCGGATATACAACTACATCTCCCGGTTTAGGCGATACCACTTTCACAGAGCTAATAAGGGCCGATGCTTTTTTTGTAAAAAACTCATAGGCCCCTTCGGCCCCTGCACAAGAGAAGCTTTCAGGCGCCTCTCTAATACGTTCACGGAACGCGTCATCCGATTCCGTGTCAGCACCACCTTCAGAGATTGTAATATTTGTTACACTAGCAATATATGGGATTGGATCCACAAGCGTGGTAATCGTCCCTACTGGGTAGCCATTCCCTTTAGCTGAAGCTTCTGTGCATACCGCTTTTACTTGTATCGTGGTTTCATTAGCTGATAAGTAGTAAGGTTCAGTTAGTGCAAAAAATGCACCATCTCCTGAAGTAAAGCGTGTTCCTTTAGGAATGACTATACCTTCAGGCCGGGCCATTGATGCAGTTAACTTCATAGTAGTGACTGCGCCCGTAGCTTGTAAGCGTTCCACGCCTAACGCAATGCCGATATGGTCTAAGTTATTTCCCCTAGCATAGGCCAGTAGATTTTGCTTTCCTGTGTCATTGATGCGGTTAAGCAATAAAATCACAATATTAGTAATCGCTAATAAGAATAAACGGATTGGGTCTGCCGGTGCTAACTTTCGCCCAGTAACAGAGGTGTAGAGGGCGAATATTTCCTTTTCAACGGCTTCTTTATCCGCCGTGACAAAGTTGATTTCTGGTAAATTCATTATTATCGCCTCCACGGTGGTAAATTAATAGTCGCCCTTATATCTACATCAGGGCATTTTAAAATAAGGTTAGCGGGTAATATCACATATTGGGCGTACTCTTGATTGGCTTCTAGCAGCACGTTCATATATGCTTCGTTGCCATACACTTTAAATGCGATACCGTCCCACATATCGCCTTGGATGGTTCTATACTGATTCATAGCCACCTACACTTTCTATCCATTCTTCTTTTATGGCAATCGATACCTTGGGTATCAAGTGCCCTTCCTCCGCATCAGTTGTAACTGTGCTCTCGAAATCAACGGATACAACTCTACATCGTGGCTCATATTCAGTAATGGCCCGAATCACCTCTGCAGATATTCTGGCCATTGCTACTGGTAGTGGTAAATCGATAACAGTTCCATCAATACCAAATCGCCTATCAAGGGGCACAGAAAATTGCGTTGTAGAAATAATGGTTCGCACATTTTGAATGATTTCAGTAAGAACATCCTTCGGCGCAAAATCAATGCCATCAAGGCGAGCGCTTACATCAATTTGCATTCGTATCGCCTCCTTGTTTAGGTGTGATTACAACTTTAGGAATATCAGGGGCCTCCTTCAGCGTCACATTAATGGATGCGGACAATACATTACCTCGATTATCAATCGTATTCATCGCGGCGCTTATACTGGTAATCAGTAATTTGTGTTCGCTAAATGGCTTACCATTAATAATCAACTGTTCGGCTTGTCCTTCTCGGCACATCTTGGCCACTTCTTCAATTTCTTTTAGAGGGTCAACGCCCAATAGCTTATTAAAGTTCATCGTAAAAGAAATATCATCCGCATCAGGTCCCAAGAATTCAAGTATCGGCTTTTGCCCTATGATTTCATGGGACGCTGTTCGTGCGTTGATATTCCGTGCCAATGCATCGAACGTACGCACCGTATGGGAGGATGCCACAAACACTATCTTTCCAAAGCTTCCTAATTGGCGTTGTGGTAGGTATCCGCCTAGTCCAAACTTATCCGCTAAATTAGATAGGCGAGAGTAAGCCACATCGCCTAATTGTGTATTTTGTAAATTCTTTAATCCTTGCGAATTAAGATTCTTCTTATAGTTGGCAGCAGTACTACCTAATTTACTAAATAAAGATATGTTACTCACCTCCTATCCATTCGGCGTGCCTGTGCTTCCGCCTCCAGGAACAACACCGCCGTGCGTGTGAGACACTAAACTAATTCCGTTAACCACTACATCCCCTGATGGAGCGTTTATAGTTAAATTGCCAGTACAATTAATGACGAGCCCTCCGCCGTCCGCATCATAGGAGACGGTCGAGCCGTCCGCAAATTTGATGCCGTGGATATTCTGCCCATTAAAATAGGGCTTATCCTTGGCATTATACGTAGTGCCTAAGATGTAGCCCTGGGACAAATTATTATCTTGCGGTAAGAATAAACATAATACCTGTTCGCCAACACCTGGCATCCAGTAATGTTTATTATCTTGTGATCCGTGTGAAAGTACTTCGAGTGGATACGATACTAAATCATCGCGGTCCGGGAATGTTACTCTTGCCGTCATGGTAGATGGGTCAGTACTAGATACGATTCCGTCACGAATTAAATTTTTTAACGCCACACTAATATCCATCTAAGCACCCCCTTATATCTAGGCTTTGTGTATATCCGCCCCCTATCTTATGGGAGCATTTACTAATGATATACTTACCATCGAATTTACCGAATCCTTTTAAATTGATTGTGGCTGATGCGGCCAACACCATATGGCCAAGCATAGCAACAGAACCAGTAATTTCATTCTTGTTCTTTTCGCGTAGCTTTTTCTTGGCCAAGCGTTCGGCTTCTGCTTGAGACTCACATCCCTGGTTAACTTGCAATATCTTGCCTTGTGTTTTGTTTGGGTCTTTGAACGTATATTCAATATTGCTTTTCTGCTTAGTGCTCTTATGCTTCACGTGACAGCCCCAATATATATCCTTCAACGATGACTTCAATGAGTAACTGCCCTGATATGGGATGATTTCCCCAAGCTCCTTAATTTGTTCTTCTGTAAGGTCTGTAGGCATTGGCCCCTTAATTAGCGTTGCGACTACTTTTTCTGTTTCAAATTTTGTTTCATCAAAAATAATCACTTGCTTGTCTGAAACCTTTAACGCTAGCCCATTATCTTTACAGACTTTCATCAAGAATTCTAAATCAGATTGGTCCGACTGCTCTACCCTATCTAATTTGATTGTTTCGGGTGTATCATAAAACAATTCAAGCCCAGCACCTTTTGCGAGCTCCTCCGCAACAGATTTGAGCGTAGTCTTCTCCCAGGACTTACTCTTTAATTCCCCTCTTAACTTGGATTCATCCGGAACACTAACAGCCCCTATAGTGACCTCGTGCGGTGGATTTTTACAAGTAATTTCATCAATTTCAAACTGCCCGCATTTCATCTCTATCTCGTCACCGAGTTCATTCCAATTATGGAATACGATTGATGCGGTTAACTTTGCCCCTTTTTCAGGGAACCAGTCGGACATCCAAAGCTCTTCTATATCATGTAGTGTAATTGATATATCATCAGCTTCTCCGGACATTACATCGTTAAAGCTGAAATCCTTTAAATACGGAACCAGGTCTTGTGTGATGTCCTTTTGGTCATACTGCAGTTTGACGGTAACATATCGCAAATTACTAGGCATAGCTTACACGCCCTTTCCGATTTTGGATTTCAGCAAGTCTTGCTTCTAGGTCATCTATCGCTCCGCCTACAGCACTTTTAATTTGTTGTACAGCACTTGCATCCGCATTACCATTAATAGTGATGTTGATTGGTGCTGATACAGATACTGCAGAGTTGCCTTCACCAGGGAAAAGCCCCATCATAGCACCAGTTTGGCGCCATAAGGCTTCGGCCCTTGGTGTGCCATTGATTGGAATTGCAGCTTCATCAGATTCTTCGGCAAACGTAGTAAGGAACGCGCCTTTCCCATAAATACCGCCTTTCGCGTTATGTTGCACCGTTTGCCCATTAGCTGTTGCCGTGCCTTCTACTCTTGCTTGAATTGGTTTACTAAAAATGGATCTAACCCATTCCCATTTTTCACTAATCCAATCAAACAGGCCTCCGAGTTTACTCATCACCCAGTCGTAGAATTGGCCGAGCGCTGCTTTAGGGTCTTCCCATAATAGAGTGAACCAGGCTTTCACTTGGTCCCAATTGGCAATTAAGCCCATAGCTGCGTAAAGTAGTAGCCCTATCGGGCCGGAAATAAAAGCTATAATTGCAGCAATAGGGGATTCCCACATCGACGTACAGAAATCAGATACTATTTCAAAATGAGTAACTAGCCACGCCAATGCTCCGACTAATGCAGCAACCGCTAATATTACCAGTCCGATCGGATTGGCATTCATCGCCGTATTTAACACCCATTGTGCTGCTGCGGCCGCATAAGTTGCGAAGGTTCCAGCTAGCATTGTAGCTTTGTGTACGCCAGAAGCAATTACGCTTCTCATTGTTGCCACTCGTTCTGATTCCATCATCATTTTATAAGCTGCTTGGGCCGCCACTACGCTGTAATATACAGCTCGTGCTGCTTTATAAGCAATTACCATGCCCGCTACTGCAACGCTTGTCTTGATAATAGCTTCCGTAAGTTCCGGATGTTGTCCCGCAACCTCAGCAACGTAAGCAGCTTCATTTGCAAGAGATTCACCTAGTTTTGCTAGAGTAGGTAACATTGTGCTACCGATTGCGATTGCTACTGATTCAGTTGCAGATGAAAGCTTAATTAGTGCTCCGCGCGCATTATTCTGCATCTCGTCGGCCATATCCTTAGCTGCGCCATCACTATTTTCAAGCTCTTTCGTTAAATTATCTAACGCATCCGGGCCTTGGTCGATAACAGATACCCAAGCTGATGCGGCATTGGTACCGAAGATAGTCGCAAGCGTAGCAAGTTTTTGTTCCTTACTCATATCCTTGGTCTTATCGGCTAAGTCGCGAACAATTGCGCTCATCTTGCGTGGTCCGTTGGTATCGTTCATAGAAATACCTAGACTGTCTAGTGCGGCTTTGGCCTCTTCTTGTTGCGCCGTGGCTTCACTTAATGAAAGCCCCATTTCCTCAATCGCTTTAGTCGATTTAGAGGAAGTACCCGCTAAACGCAAGAACCCTGAACGTAATGCAGTACCGGCTGCAGATGCCTTAATACCACTATTGGCCATAAGCCCGGTAAGTGCGGCCGTTTCTTCCAAGCTTGCACCAAAGGCGTGTGCTACTGGCGCTGCGTACTTCATTGTTTCACCCAACATTTCAACAGTTGTATTTGTCTTGGTGGTGGTCTTAGCAAATACGTCCGCCATATGCCCTGCGTGTTCGGCACTTAATCCAAAGGCGGTAAGATCATCAGATACAATGTCCGCAGTACGTGCTAAATCCGTATTACTAGCTGCTGCTAAATTCAAAAGCCCTGGCATACCAGCCATGATTTGTTGAGAGTTCCAACCGGCCATACCTAGATATGTCATAGCTTCGCCTGCTTGTGTGGCTGAGAACATAGTTTTCTGCCCAAGTTCGCGAGCGGTGGATGTTAGCTGTTGCATAGCTTGGTCATCGGATACGGTGATTGCTTTTACCTTGGACATCACTGCTTCAAAGTCTGCAGCTTTAGATAGCATTCCAACGAGCGGAGCGGCCATGACTGCAGTAGTAGCCATAGTACTACCTAAATCACTACGAGCACTTTTAGCATTAGCGTCAGCGGCAATTTTATTTTGCATTGCTTTTCTGAGTTTTGCGTCCTTAGCTGCCGTTTGGTCAAGCGCTTTGCCAACCTTCTCCGTTGCGTTGCGGTACGAGTCCATGGAAATAACGCCTTGCTTTAATGCAGAATCCAACGCCCTTTGTTGAGCTTTCAGCTCGGTCATTTTAGAGCCGTATTGCGTCAACGTGCCTCTGGCTTGCTGCATCGAGGTTTTAAACCCTTGTGCTAAGGCGCCGTTTATAGCAAAAGCAATCTCAAATACTTTACCCGCCATAGTTCCTCCTTTCTTTTAAATTTGTGTACGCAAAAAGCGCTTGATGGATTAGTCCTCATCCTCCCTCAAGCGCTTTTCATCTTCAAGAACAAATTCTAAATCGTCTATCCAATCTGCTATTTCAGCGATTGGGGTAGACATCCAAAAGTCTATGCCTCCGCACTCTCTAAGTCGGATGGCAATTCTTCGGCATTGTTGTCCGGGAGAAGACCCATTTTCTCTGCCGAACCACGCAATAAAAAAACGCTTACCTCTGCGCACATTTCAGTGAATTCAGAGATTGGCATTGTCATTAATACCTTTGCGCTTTCCTTTAACGCTATGGCGGCAACTTCTGCCTGAAAGCGTTTAGAAAATGTAACATCTGGGGTCATATCGCCTTCACGGCGGACACGGAGTTCCGCCTTTGTGAAGTCAAACC